ACGGAAGCTATCATTGGCACAAAAGCTCCTCTACCTGCTTGTGATGTTCTACCAAGAGTACCTTCAATATTACGCAGTTTAGCGTTCAGATCTTTGGTATCTGCTTTTATCTCTACAATTAATTCGTCAACTGTTTTAGCCATTAGTCAGGGTATAACTCCATAAGTTCTTCTAATTCGTTTTTGGTCATGGGTTGTTCGGATTCAGTTGTATGAAACTCTTTAAAGCCTCTGATAGCAGCATACATTTCAATAGGCGATAGATCCCAAAAATCTTTTGGTCGCATCGCCATAGTGCCAAGACAGATTTGCATAAACCTTGACCAACTGATAGCTTCATCAGTTATGCTACTTGCTGAGACTTTCCCTCTTCTTCTCCGTCTGGATCGCTTAAGGTTTGTGCCAGAAGTTTTGCTACTTCTGTACTAGCAGCGACAATGCCTATGTCACTGATTATCTTACCGACTTTTTTATCATCAAAATCATTACCGCCACCCCTGAGTGCAGCTTTTAGAACTACAATAAGTTCTCTAAGCCTTACATCAGCTTGTGCAATACGAGAAGCGAGTTTGAGAATGCCAGAGTCTAGTTCATCTTCTATGCGAACTAGAGCATCAATATTAAGCCGAGCCTTATAGGTTTCTGAACCTAAGGTGATTTCTATTTCACCCCTTAGTGGATTCGTCATTTGACTTTACTCCTGAACTTCCTTTTGGAAGCTCTAATGTTAAATAAATAAGATCGTCTCTTTCATCTACAGTTGACTCTAAAACTTTGTAAGTTTTACCATCAACCTCAACTTCGGAAACATCTTTACCTAATTTATTTGGGGCAGAAAGGACACCATCGTCAAGGCTTGCCTGAATAATGTCCTTGCCTTTTTTAATTTCTACAGTCTTAAACATATTACGCTGCTGAGAATGTTACTGCCCCACTAGATTCTAGTGTAACAGAGTAAGTAGCTTCCCCATTGTATTCTCCTGCAAACTCTAAAGAAGTTACTTGAAAACTTCCTGTATAAGTTCCTAAATCAGGAATAACAAAATCATAAGTATTAAAAACAGATTCCCCAACGGAAGTTCTTAATTGTTGCTCAGATGTGCTGTCCGTAAAAACACCAGACCCACTGATAGTCAATGATTGTATTCCACCTTGAGCTAAAAGAGTTCTTTTGTTGGAAGAATCCTTGTTGGTTACATCAACCATTTCGTCATTCAAAGTAATAGAAGAAGATCTTAAGCCACCTACTGTAACTTTAGATCCACTCACTGTTGCTTTGATGAGAACTGCTGAACCTTTCTGTGCTGCCATAATTTATCTCCTATTATGAAGTTCCTAAAATTATTGCACGGAATCGCATGACACCATGTCTGGTAATCCCATCTGGGTCTTTTAGTATATCACTAAATTCAAACCTTAAATTAACAAGATTGAATCCTGTAACACTCAGACTACTATTGTGAAGTAGAGTGTGAATTCTGTCCATAATATTTTTTGTTTCCTTTGCCCCTGCGTACTGTGACCATACATGGATGGTCATTGTGAACTCGCCACCATCAAGATCTTTTGTGTCGTATTCAATAGCTGTATCGTCTGCTATTTCTACAAAAGGATAAGATGCTGTCTCTACGACTTCATCGTAAACACCTGCCCCTAGCGTTGATGTAAGGTTACTATCGCTGTTCAGGGTTGAATAAATAGCTGTTTGTAAGGCGAATTGTCCTATGCTCATTTAATGTACTTACCCTCCCTAAATATTCTTTGTATTTTTCTTTTATTTTTTTCTAAGGCAGGTTGCATGAAAGGTCTTGCTTTCATATTAGTTGTACCAAATTCAAGATGTACTGAATAAGGAGCTGATGAAACTATCTGCCCTATAACCTTTTTGCCTTGTGTTTTTACTTGGGTAGAAACATTGGAAACTAAAAATCCTGTGTCAGTTGCAGGCGGTTGACCAGGAGCAGATGCGGTATGGGTTCTTCTAGGATTATAAAGTTCATAAGTTTCTCCAGACTTAGCCCCTCTTTGTATGCTTTCTACGACATGGTTTCTGACAATATCTACGGATCTATTCATTTTCCTTTTTGTTTCAAATAAGGCATCTTTAGTAAATCTTTTTTTTAGACTTTTGTTAAAAGCAGTCAAATTCTTTATATCAAACTTAATTTTCAATTGGCTACTCCTTCTTCGCAAATCAAAAGCAAATATCTATCTCTTTCGTCTATGTTTCTTATTCCTCTTATGTTGAAGTTACGAGATCCATACTGTATGCGGTAATTTGTGCCTATATCACTGCGAAAACGGATCGTGATGTGATGAGTTTGGGTTTCTTGGACTTTACCCTGTCTGACCCCTTCTTTGTTGCTGACAGGCTTTATATTAGCCCACAGTAAAGCAAGGGTTGTGAAGGTTTTTGCAGCTCCGCCCCCTGTATCTGTCGTATGGGAGGGCGACTGTAGCTTGACTTGATGTCGCATCATGCCAATGCTCATTTTAACCTACCGATAGGAGAGAATTGGAATACAAACCCTTCATTACAACATATGGGGCATAAAGTTTTTGCATTGATGGTGGGTAGGCTTGAGCCGAGTACATATCGCCCCTGTGTTCATACAAGTGAGCAATGTGTTGCAACATCCCCAACCTTATTGGCTCTGGAATAGCATAAGGAGAGGTATATCCTGAGACATACACAATCTTGATGGCATTTGCTACTCGTAGAGCAGTTGGGAATGTTTCTCCGTTCCTTAAGACAACTCTTGATGGTTCTCTGACATTGTCTAAGAAGTACCTGGTACTTGCAAAAGTTGTTTCTGTGTCCTCGTCATTGAAAGTACTAATAGAACTAACTGAAACCACAGGCGGTCTAGCTAGTGTTATGTAATTCTTGTAGTAAGTAAGGTAAGGACCTGTCCTAAACCCTTCAAACAATGGATCTTCCATTTCATCGTAGCCATCTATGAATTGGGTAATGGTTTGGGTCATTAGGGATCTCCCTAAATGTTCTTCGGCAAACCTTCTTGCAGTTTCTATGTAAGGTCTAATTATTCTTTCGTCTGTGCTGTCCTCTACACGAAGGTAATCTTTTACCTCTTGCAGCGTTAGTGGCTCTTGTGTTGGAGCTGTGCTTATTTGTAATCCTGCCATTAGAGTAACCTCTCAAGTATGGTTGCTCCGACTAACAAACCATACAGACCAATGATCATACCCTCTATACGAGCAAACCTACTTGCCCCTGAGTCTAATCTTTTCTCAATGTTCCTGTATCTTTCAGCACATACCAATTGATGTGCATTCAGATCATTTTGAACTTGATTTGCTGTCGGCTTTTCCAGAGTCGGCATCTTTTTCTCCTTCTTCGGAGTCTGCTTCATCTGAATCAAGACTTTTTTTCAAACTTAAACCATACTGATTGATGAGCATATTTACTTCTTGCCCTCTCAATGTGATCTGATCTCTTTCCTGTGTAAGTTGTTGTATTCTGCCCCAAAGATTAACTTGTTCTTCGGTAAAAGAATCAATCTCATAAACACTGGCTTCTCCAGATTCGTCAGTAATAGTAAAAGTTTTACTTTCTTTAGCGTCTGCCATATTTACTCCATAAAAAAATTATTCTATCACACTAAACTTATCCCTCTAGTGTTTCTATCCTTGCTTTTAGATCTTCTATTATTGTTTGTTGCTCCTGAATTGCTTTTACAAGAATAGGAGTTATATTTCCATAATCCATTCCCAAAGTATCGTCACTTTCATCTGTTGGCATGAGTTCTTTTACATATTGACCTAATCCGATATCTTGAAAATTTTGTGCAATAAAACCATATTCTTTAGTAGGTCTTGAGTCGTCTTTTGTATCTCCATTTAGTTCTGTTCGCCAATCAAAATCTTTAACAGTAATTTGTTTTACTTTGTCTAAAACATCTGCTGAATCTGTAATGTTTATTTTCATTCTTTCATCAGACAAGAAGTTAAGATCAATAGAATCACTATCACTTGTAAGAGTGAACACATTAGTGCCATTGCTTT